TTCTAATTCTGCATTTGTTGGTTCTGGTGAAAGGAATGAGGCGGCCCAATCCATAAAACCTATTTCTTTATCAAATAAAGCGGCCATTCCTATATATCCATTTCCAGCTGCATGTTTATTTTTGTGAGGTTCTGCACTATCCCAAGTATCAGCTAGCGTTTGTCTTAGGAAGGCCATTGGTTGTTCTATATTTGGTCTGTGGACTTTTCCTTTATTATCTTCTGTATCTGCAGTTTCTGGGTCTTCGTCACAACCACTATGCATAGTTGCGGTTTCTATTGGCGTAGATAAAAAAGTTGTTCCTTTTGAAACTAAACTTACAGTACAATCAAAGCCACCAAATTCATTTATGCTCCAGTTAAAATTAGAAATCATTCCACGTAGAGCGTCATAGCAATAATGTTCTGAAGACTGTTTACCACGTATAGTACAAGATAATTCAGAATCTGTTAGACTTACGGATGTTTGTGATTTTCCCAAGTTTGTTCTAACAACTGATCCATGTGAATCAACATTCCAACCCCATTCTACTAACACATGTTTTCCAAGTGTCATTAAGTGTCTTTCATATCTAATAAGGTCTTTATCTGACCAAACACTAAATTTAATACTAACCTTTTTTATTCCACCTAAGGTACCTTTTTCTTCTATGGTAACCTCCTTTACACCAGGTTTAGGGGTATTTCGGCTAGTACCACCAGTATCCGTTGTTCTTTCTGGTCCTAGTCTATTTCTAGTATTTAGATTATACGAATCGTCTAAACTTTGTAGATTTCCACCAAATAGTATATGATCCTTTCTTGCAGATTCTGCACCACCTGCATTTTGGTGTAAATCATGTACACATGGACTTACCCTAATCCATGGAATTCTTGCATGTGACCATGGACCATAACCGTCTGGTATAATCTTTGCTCGTCGGCATAATTCTTTTCTTACACCAGGGGCCATATCGTTTCCTAATAAAGACACTTAATTCTCCTTTACTATAAATATAAAATATAAATGAATATTATTACCTTCTGAACTCATTAAAATTTTTATAGTCTTCTATTATTTGGGTTATATTTTTTGGTATTCTTAGTTTTGTACCAGGTTTAACCGCAAAGCTACCTTTTCCTAAATTATTTGCTGTTGCTATTATCCACCATAAACTAACATCTTGGTAAAACTCAAATGATAAATTATCCAACCTATCTCCTGCTCTAGTTCGTATATACATATCAGTATCTTCTAGGTTTATTGTTGGGCAAAACGAAGTTCTGTGTTTTATAGTATTTGTTATTTTTTCTATTATTGCCGGTGTTGGTGAGTATCTTCTCATATTATTCTCCTTTTGCTACTTTGTCGCTTTCGCCTCTACCGAAATTAGAATTTACACCATTAAAATAATTACTAGTAGACTTAAATACTTCTAGTCCTATTTGTGCAGGGAATTTTTTATCAGCTGTTGCAGTTTTAAATTTACCAGTTTTAGGATTATATTGTTCTGATTCATTAAACATTACTTTACAACCCATACTAACCTCTAAGTATAGCGGTAATTGTCTACCTGGATCAATATCCCAAGGAGAACTATCAGGTATACTTATATCAAAACTATCACAAACAACTGGGGTATCTACAAAATAATTTCCTACAGTTAATTTTAGAATTGGGCCAATAGGTAAGTTACCAGCTGTATATCCTGGAGATATAGACTGCATTAGTCTATTTAATCTTTTATATTGTGCATCTAACTCTTGCCTAGTCATAGCATACATTTTAAAGCTAAATTTAGTTTCTCTAGCTATACTTTTAAATAGATATGTTGGAGTTGTTCGACCTACGTAACCAACGTCTTCATATGATGGTGTAAGTGTATCAGTAAAATCAGTTAACATCGCTCTGAATTGTATCTTATTGTTTTCTTTTTGTAATGTTGTGAATTGAAACAATATTAAATCTGGAAATTCTGTTGGGGTTGGGCTTCCGTCTATAATTACACTGTTAAGAGCGTTTACTGGCTCAGGCATTCCAACGTCATTTCTACCAACAGCTTTATCGTTTAGGCCTAAATCAGCCATCCTATTTGATCGGTCTAAACCTACTTTACCATAATTTTCGTTAAATCTAGTTACCCTGTCTTCACCATTCCATGCAGGGCCGTCTCCTTCATCTCCACCATTTGGTTGTTGGAATATTCTTTTTGCTATTCCTAGATCTATATCTGTATTTGAGAAAGTAAATTCTCTAAAGTCATTTAATCGTTTAGCTTGGCCCTGTATTTTTCCAATTTTATCATATGCTATTGTTTCATACCTGTGACTAAGTCCTGTAGCGAAATCTCTTGCACCTAATTTATCTCTTAAAGATGGAGATTCTCTACCACTAGTAGATGCATCGTCTCCTTTTCTATGATGCATTAATCCAATTTGTGGTTCTATTTCAGACTTAAATTTTCCTTCATCGTTTTTGTTGTCACTATATCTAAGGCCTTCTTTTGGTGTCCAACCATTGTTTCCAAAATTTGGATTTTCTGCTCTTGGGTTTGATGCATTTGTTAATTTGCTACCTCTTTCATCTTTAGGTACATTTCCCCAACCAGTTGTTAGAGAAACAGACTGTCCATGGGTACCGGTTAGATTTGTATGTTGGCCTACTCCAAAACCTGCATTTGACCTAAATATTCTTGTACGGCCAATACCATAAACCGAGTGAGGACCAAGCAGTCCTGAAAGAACATCTATTTTTTCTCTGCTAGGTGTAAGTTTTGCAAGTTGTTTTTTTGTCCACTTTCCTAGTTTTGCAAATATTCCATCTTTTTCTGTTTTTGGTTTTGCAGCATCCATAGTATCAGGATCAAAATAACCTACACCAAGTTCTGCACCTAGTGCATATAATCTACTTTTAGTTCTGGTTATTGATAAACCATATACAGTACCTTTAGTGTAATTGTCTCTACCTATTTCGTTTACACCTTTTTCATAATGTGTACCATCTCCTTCTAGTGGGCCTAATCCATGTCTTACTAAATGTATTCCTGCAGCATTGGTAGCTACTTGAGCTACTGTTGATAAGCCTAGTGGGTATACTCTAGTCCTAGATAACCCTAATATACCTCCACCTTGCCATTTTGGGTTAGTTAACTGCATTCCTATATTTTTAGCTATAAATATTAGTCCATTAGGACTTAACATATATTGACCTATTCTTTCAACATCTTTTAACGCCCTATTTAATGAAGTACCTACTCCTCCACGAACAGCAGTATCACCATGGACTGGTCCTGGACCGTCACTAAATAGGCTCCAGTTCGAACCTATTTCTCTAGTTATATATGGCTGTTTTCCATAATACCCTGAATTGTGTGCTTCATCTTGTAATGGTAGTGAGTTATATAAATTTTCTACAGCTGTTTTAAAGCTTCCTACCAATTGAATATTATCATTATCGTTATTTGCAAATCTAGTTTTTCTACCAGTTACACTTCCTCCATGCCTAACAGCAAATTCTTGACCTATTCCATCGTTTGAGCCTGGCGCAGAAGGTGTTTTAGTTTTATCCATTATGCTTGAATATACTGAATCTGTAAAGGCATAACTTTGGAATGGAGAAACTTCATTTGGATAAGTATATGGTGAAGGAAAAGATACACCCTTAAAATCTGATGCATCACTATGTATTTTATTTAAAATAAATCCATTTGCTTTTGCATTTTGAATACCATCAACTGGAACACCTATTTTTGAATTATATATAGAACGATTCCATCCCCAAATACCTCCACCTCCATTTGCAGTTGAAGGGAATGTAAACGACATGTTTCCAACTGCTCCTGATACTCCTGTAAAGTCTGAAGAACCTAGGTGGGTTTTGTTTGCTATAAATCCTTTTGCATCAACATCTGAAAAACCATTCCATATTCCTAGAACCCCTAACCCTTGATTTCCTGTATGGTTATATGTATTTCCAGATATTCCTACAAACTTTGTATTAAACATTTGTGGTGTAAAACCTAATGCATTTATATTTGAAATACCATCAACAAAACCTAATTTAGCACCATCTTGAGTTGGACCAATCATATTGTTAGCAACTGAAGGCGCAGTACCTGGAGGATTACCCATATTATTTGTTACTGAAGGTGCAGTACCTGGAGGATTACCCATATTATTTGCAACGCTTAAACCAGCATTTACAGGATTAGACATGGCGTTTATTACACTTAATCCGGCGTTTACTGGATTAGACATGTTATTTGAAACACCTAATCCAGCATTTATAGGATTAGACATGTTATTTGAAACACCTAAAATACCTAGTCCAGTATCAAATTCAGAAATAAAGTTAAATGTATCAGTTGTCTGTGTATTAAAGTTAGGAATAAATGAAAAGCCTGTTGGAGATATACCTATCTTATCTGGACTTGCTGGAGGTGCAAATACTTCTATTCCTGACTTTTCTTGTACAGCTGCGAGTTTCTCTGGATTTTGTAGTGCGTCTATGAAATCATCTAGTGGAGTTTGATTTGAGAATCCTTGTGTTATTGGTGATGAATTATCGAATTTAGTTCCTCCTCCAGAATATGGAGTTATATCTCCTAAAGTAGAGTATTCACTACCATTTTTAGAGTAGAAGTCTGCTAAATTAATAGTTTGAAACTTTTTTAGTTCTGATGCCATATTATGTTCTCGCTAATCCTTTGGCCATATGTAAAACTTCTCCAACTTTTTTACCGTCCATATTTATTACTCCAGGTTGTTGTATCACAGATATTAGTTGGTCTAGTTTTGCTATTATTTCTTTATTTCCACCACTATCCTTTGCATCAGATGGTTCTTTTGAACTTGATTCTTCTCCTCCACCTCCAAACGCTCCCATCGCTCCCATAGTACCAACAATTCCACCAAGTAATAATAGCGTTGGCATTAATGGCATAAGGGCGTATAATGCTGGTACCATAAGTAATAATCCTCCAGCAAATGCGGCAAAACCTGCACCCATTAAGAACATTCCTTGTCCAGCTGCTGAAAGAGCAACTAGTGCAGGTGCCATTTCAGAAAGTATTGGTGCTAATTGGCCAAGAACTGGAATCATACCTGAAACAAATGATAATGCTAGTAATCCAAAGGCAAGTGGTATAAGACTTGCACCAAGTAGAGCAAGGCCGGGTCCTATAAGAAGTAAATTTCCTCCTGCACCAGCTAAAGCTGCTAATGCTGGACCTAATACGGCCATGTGTTCTCCTAATACACCTAATAAAGGTATAAATGAAGCAGTCATTGCAAGTGCTAATAAACCATATGAAAGAGGTATTAAACCTAAACCAATCATTGCAAGTGCTGGTCCTATAGCTAGTAGTCCTGCACCTGCTCCAGCTAATTCTGCCAATGCTGGACTTAATACCGTTAGATGTTCGCCTAATGTACCTAATAAAGGTATAAATGAACCAGTCATTGCAAGTGCTAATAGACCATATGAAAAAGGTATTAAACCAAATCCAATTAATGCTAAAGCAGGACCAATTGCCAATAGTCCTCCACCTACTGCACCTAGTGCAGCTAAATTTGGAGCCAATTGAACCATTAGTTCTGAAAATGCTACTGCAGTTGATATAACTGGTGCCATTAAAAACATTGCGGCTGCAAATCCTAAGGTACCTAATCCAAGCGCTAGCATTCCAAAACCTGCAAGTGCTAGTAATGGAGCAATCATTGCAAGTTGTACTATTCCACCCATTGTTCCTTCAACATCTACACCCTTTAACATACTTAGGGCAGATGCAAACGGTATAATTGCTAACCCTAACCCAGCAATTGCTAGAGCTCCTAACGCAAAAGCCGCGGCTCCAACTCCAGACATCATTATCATCCCGATAACCATTGCAGCTGCTGAAAGAACTATTATTGCTCCGGCCATGGCTATTATAGATCCTGCGTCTACTCCAGCTAATAGACTAAATGCAAATGCTGCTGGTATAAGTGCTACTCCAAGAATACCCATTGCTAATGCACCTTGCATAACTTGTGAAGACATTTTTCCTATCAATGCGGCGGCAAAGCCTAATATAATTAATATACCAGAACCCATAGCCACACTACTCCAATTTATATCGTCTCCAAATTGTTGAGCGGCCTTTGCGAATACAAACATTGCAGCTGCAATTATTAACATTCCTGCGGCCGCCTTTAATGCAGATTTTACGTTAAACCCTTTTCCAGGAGTTCCTCCACCCTTTGATGGTTTACTTTGTTTTTGTTTTTCTTTGGTAATCATTTTTTCTATACCTAAGTTACCAGTTAGTGCTGCACCTTGAGATATTAATTGAACTAATGCAGCTGCTCCAGCAACAATAGTAGCAGCAATTTGGGCATTTTCAGCAGTTAGTATTGATTCGTTATCCTTTAGTATTTCACCTGTTTGGTTATAATGTTCTTTTTGAGCAGCCGTAAGTCCTTCTAGTTTATCTGCATTTTGTAACATTTTAGCTAAATCTGTTCTAGTCATTCCTACAGAAGCTGCATAAGCCTCTTGTTCTATACGAGTCATACGGGTGAAATCTTCATGACTACCTAATTGTTTTACCAATTCTTTAGTCATATCAATAAGATTATTTGCATTTGCTAATTCTCTGGCCCTATTTAGATTTATAGATTTACCAGTCAATACCTGGGCCTGCATTTCTGCCTCTATTGATGATTCTATATCTAATAGTCCATCAGCTATACCAGCAATTTCTGACATAGACATACCTAACTTTTTGGCAGCTACAGCTGTCATTGCCATTGTTCCAAAACCTTCTTTACCAGCAGCTGCAAATTCTCCATAGTTATCAGCCATTTCTTGAACAACTACACCAGGAGCAACTTTGTTGGCTTTTGCAAGGGCAACTGCAGAGTCCATCATTGCGTCTGCTGCCTCTTGACTATGGCCATTCATAGCTGCTAGAGTTTTATTTAATTTTGCCGCTTGGCCAACGGCTATACCATATCTTGTTGACATAAAGACAACTGAGTCAGTAATTTTACCTTGAACCTTTTCAACACTATAACCTAATTTAAGTAATTCTCCTTGAGCAGCACTAACGTCTTTTACACTTACACCCATTAATGAATATTTGGCAGCTGTTACAGTTGCCGAGGCTTGTAGTTTTGCAGAATTAGCATAACCAATACCTGTTTCTTGAGCAAAGTCTCTAGCTGCTTTTGCCATTTCAAATAATTTATTGACTATAAATGCAAATGCTGCTTGACCGTTTGTAAATATTCCTATATATTTTTGAGCACCTTTTTTCATATCACCAAGGACCCCTTCTTGAGCCTTTAAGGTATCATTTTGTGTCATTAACCTATCACGCATAGTTTCACCCGTAATAAGCTGTTTATCCATTTCCTCATTTAATTGTATAGCATTATCAATCTGTTCCTGCATAACATTTTTTATTTCTGTTTGTGCATTCTTTTGATTTAACAGTGCAGAAGTAATTTCAGCATATCCGGCACCAGCCTCATCTAAAGCAGCTATTTCTGCTGCGTGTTCTTCGTTCATTGAAACAAGTAGGCTTTCTTGCTCGGAGAATAAGTCTCCCAGCTGAATTGCACCAGTCTGTAGATCTTTCATCATACCAGATTCTATACTAGCCAAGCTACTTAAAGCCTTTGCAGTACCCAATCTTCCTTGTTCTGCGAGATCTCTAGCTTTTGCTGCTAGTGCTATCGATTGGTCAGTTTTGGCAATTTGCTGTGAAAAGATTTTATTTTCTTTCTTTTCTTTGGTAATACTTTTTTCAAGACCCGAGATTTTTTGCAATAGTGCCAACTGCTCTTTTTGAGACTTTGCAATTGCATCATAATATCCTTGGGTCTTTTTATCAGACATGAGTTATCTTTCCTATATTCTATCTAGATTATCTTGGTAGGATTTTATTTTACCATGCATGTCGGCTAAGGCTTTTTGTAATTCTTTATCACCAGCAATTTTTTTCATTGCTCGCTTTTCTATAGCTACTCCCATTTTTTTGGTTAGCCACGATATTAAGTCAACAGCAATGTTGTCTTCTTTAAGTGTTTGTTTGATTTCCTTTCGGACTGCCTTTCTTACCTGTTTTTCATTGGTCATGTGTAATCTCCTTTGATTTTGATTCATATATAAATATCAAAGAAGTTGGCTTTTTATCTTCGTTTGGATCCTTTGTTAGCCTTATCCATTTCTTCTTTTTCTGCCTTTTTAGCTGCAAGAAGTTTATCCCAATAGAATCGCCTAAGTGCTATAGGCATATCATATAGGTCAGCCCATTGGAAACCCCCTTGGGAATGGTATGCCATCTCAAATAGCATTTGGTGCAGAATGGGCCTATATTCAGGCCCTAGGCCAAAAAAACTGAACGGACATTGGCAGGGTTATTTCAGTCTCCTCACCAGTTGATTCTGCAAAGTAGTTATATGTTAAGTCTATATCGGGTGACATAGCTTCGATGTGTTCTCTAAACGCCAATGAGTCTCTAGAAAGGAATTCATTTTCTACAAAGTTTCTTATTGCTATAGGGTCATCAGATCCATCCACAGATAATATCATTTTTTTAAGTCTAGTACTTAATTCAGGCTTTACACCAGCAAAACCACCTTTAAATGATTTTTTTTGCCTTTTTAATTCGTCTTGTACCGACTGTTCGTCACCATGGCAAAGTAGTCTAAATTCAATAGTTCTTTTTGCAGTTGGTAAATTAAATACAAATCTATTTTCGCCAGCTTGTATTCCGTCTGTATTAAATTCTTTGTATTCAAATTGTGTGAGGTCAACAATTTCTTCTTGTTTTTCACCACTATTAGGATCAGTTAACTCTACCTTATACTCTTTACCGTATGCTAATATTCTAGCTGCTACCATAATAGCATTTTTATCTCCTACTAATAAATCATTATAATTTATTGGTGAAACAATTAAAGAACGCAATAATCTATCAATAACTGTACCATTTTTGATCAGGTTTTGTGAGGTAAGAATATCTTCTTCCTTAGCAGTCATGTATTTTACGTCTACTTTTCCCTGTGACAGTACAGAACCTTGTGGATATAATAATCCTTTAGATGGTAAATCTATTGTTTCTGTTGGAAATTTATATTCTTGTTCCTGTTTACCTTTTGAAGCTGGTGCTTCGCTAAGAACTTTGTGTTTTAATTCATCATCCGTTAATCTATTTTGATCTGGATAATCTGGGTTTACTACTGTTGATTTTGCCATAACTTTTTCTCCTTGGTGTCTTTATTAACTTGTAACGTATATAAATATATATTCCTGCAAAAAATAAACAAAAAAAGACCCAAACATTTGCCTGGGTCTTAATTTATATTTTAAATATGATATATTAGTATTGTAATATCCAGTAGTCACATCGTATAGATACTGTTATTTCATTAACAGCAGCAGTCTGTGTCCAGTCAATTGCTCCAAAATCAGCACCAGTTATTAGCGCGCCTTTTCCAGTCCATTCTTCTACTTTATCACCTACAGGTCCAAGTACATTAATCGTTATATCTTTCTTATAGAAATCTGCATAACCATCTCTACCTGTTACCGATTCATGATGTAATCTTACCCATTCCATAACGGCTTGTGCACCTGAAGGCACAATTGGATCGTAAAGTACGATATCAATTGGATCCCAAGTTGTTTTACCTTTCACGTATCTTGAAACATTAATATGTTGCAATTCAACTTCTTCGGTTACCACCTTTGGTCTAGCTGCAGTCTTTATAAGGTATGCAGGTATTCCATCAATGTAGAATATAAATCTATTTTGTTGTTTTGGCTCAAAGGCCGTGAACATTATTTCACTTGGGTCTACTAAATTTGCCATTTATTTTTCTCCTCTATATATAAATATCGTCATCTTTTTATAATTGTTAAATTCTATTCTTCAAATGATGCACCAGTTCTCATTATGTTGAAGTCTACAATGATGAATTCAGCAGCTTTTGCAGGCTGTAAGAATATTTCACCTTTCATTTGGTTTCTATCAACTACGTCTGGGGTATTATTTGACTCGTCCATTACAACTTTAAAGGCATATAATCCTTGTTGTTGTTGTACTGTTTCTAAATAAGGGTTAACAATGTTTAAGAATCTATTTCTTGTTGCTGTTGTGTTTTGTTCAAATACAAGATATTTTGTAGATGAAGCAATAAATTTCTTAAGTTTTATCAATAATCTTCTTACGTTGATTCTATCAAGTGCTGAAGATTTAGTTTGTAAAGTTTTTTGGCCCCAAATACATACTCCAACAGATGGGAATACGGCAATAGGATTAACTTTTCCTTCATACAAAGAGTCTCTTTCGCCATGAGTTAATCTTGTATATACATCAGATACAGTTGCTAGGCTTCCACGATTAAGTCCAGCTGGAGCAAACCATGGGAAAGCAACCTTATCATTAAATGCTATTACACCAGGTACTACAACCGATGGTGGAACCCATAAGAATTTATTTACCGTTGCATCAAGTATTTTTATCCATGGATAATATTGAGCAGCGTAGTTTGTATCGTAATTATCAGCTTGTGCTACAGCTGCAGTAATAGAATCTCCTTCAAGAGAATTAACACCATCAAATACAAAGAATGCATCACCTCTGTCTTCACAAACCTCGATACCTTTTGTAATTATATTTGAAGCATTCTTAGAAAGAATACCTGGCATAACAATCATGTTAATATCTAGTTCATCTGGGTTAGCTACAGTATCTAATGCTTTTTTAAATGCTTTATATCCACTACCTGCAGTTGAAGTAAAGCTTAATCCAAAACTATTTCCTGGTGCTAAGTCTTTACCTAAGTTAACAGGCATTGCAGGATTAACTCCATCAAATCCTCCTTGGAATGCAAGAGAGAATTTTTTAGCGTGTAAACTAGATGTAGTATGTATCGTTGAACCAGAGTTAACACAATTTTCTAACTTAAATGAGTTGTTATATCCTGAATTTGCATTATCACTTAATGGAGCAAGGTAATATTTCATTCCATTATTAAGAATAGTTTCATTAAAATTAAATCCATAATATGTTTTAGTATCAGTCATTAAACTTCTAGACGTTACTAATGCAGCTGGAGGATATGATCCATATAATGTATCTTTATAAGGAGATAAATACGCTTCGTGAGCGAATGGTATTATTTGTGGAGAGTATACTGCGTTTTTAACTCTTTCATCACATTCAACCCTTACATATTTAGACATATTATTATAATCACCAGCAACTACTAATTTACTATCAGTACCGATATCTTGGTAGTATTTGTATTTATCACCAATTCTTCTTGCAATAAAGTTTGGAGAATTAGGATCTAAATTACAATTAGCATATGTTTCTAATGAAACTACTTTTGTATCTGTATCATCAAATTTTCTAATAAGTACAGTGAAGCTTCCGTAGTCTTGTCCACTAATTGATCCACCAGCTTTAATAGACGCTATACTTATTTTTGCCATCTTATTAGAACCATTACCATGAGATAATGTATGGAACTTAAATAGAGGATCATTACTAGATCCACCAATAGTTTGAGAAGTTACCCAAGGAGTACTTGCTGCACTATAAGTTTTTCCTGATGTTGCACTATTTGTTCCTGTACCTGCAGCACTTGCAACTGCATTGTAGCTTACAGCATGCGTAGAAGCTGAAGCTTTAGTAAACCCGTAACCACCACCTTTATTATCAGCTGATGTACCGTATGATTGAGAATTAAATAATGAGTGTACATAAAAAGATCTTATGAATGTTTCTGCACCAGTTTCTACACCAGGGATGTAAGCACCTGGTTCAGTTGGTAATTGGTCTTCAAAATAATTTGCGTTTGATTTATCAAATGACCAAGTAGACGCAACTGCTGTATTCCATGTGAAGGTTGCAACACCATCACCAGTTAAAGCTGTACTTAAGTCTCCACTACCACTAGCGTTTGCTCCACCGGCTAAAGCGATAGGTGATGTAGTTCCAGCTAAGGAAGATGTTGCATATTTTATAAGATTACCACCTATACCAGCAGATGATGCTGATAATTGAACTTTAAAGTGGAAAGGTGATACTGATTGAGATGCAGCTAATACTGCTGTTATTCCCAAGTTAGATTGTACACCTTGAAGTTGTGCAACAAATGAAAGTAAAGAATCATCATTGTTAGCTGCAGAACTTGATAAAAAGTAAACTGTTGAGGTTGAACCAGCACCAGTATTTATATCATTGGTTAATGCATTAAGGTTTACTGTATCTACCCCAATAAATCTATACCTTTCATCAGTAGAAGAAGTTATTTGGAAATATACACTTGGTCCAGACGATGCTAAATTACCAGCAAATGCTAAAGATCCTGAATCTAATAGTAACGTAGAAACAGCAGTCTGTTCACCGGCTGTTGAGCCAAATACTATTGATGAGCATTCTTGATCTGGATCATCTGCAGTTGCATGTAAAACAGACAATAGATGCCTGTCAGTATTTGCAGTTGCTGTGGAATTTGATGCAAATGTTGTAGAACCAGAAGCATATATAAATACCTGTTTCGTATTTTGATATCCATCTAATCCAAGTATCCGTACTATTGTAACGGCTCCTGCACTTCTTATATATTCTTTCACTGTAAACGGAACGTATGTTCCTGCAGTACTACTTCCAAACTGTAATTCAAAATCGTTCATGGAACGTATTACGGTAGGTTGGAAAGCGGGTCCTCTTTCTGTTCTACCTATAATTACAGCACCAATTTCGCCTATACCAGCTGGTAAAAATGAAAGGTCGTTTTCCTGTGTAAAAACACCTGGGCTAACTATTCTTTCTGCCATGTTTTATTCTCCTCTGTATATTTTTAAAAATATCTTATAAATCCTTTGTTTCTCTATATATAAATATCACCGAAAATGCCAAAGTTATTCTACAGGGGTAAAGATTCCTGTTTCAATATCTAATGTTCCTTTGCCATATTTACTATTAAGATCTTGTGCAAATTTTACTTCTTTTTCTCTATTATTTTTAAATAAGATTTCTAATTCTGCTCTCTCATTTAGTAATTGTTTTTCTTCAAAATGCAATTGACCTATACGCAATGTTGCGTTGTCATATATCTGTTTAATATTAGATATATTTTCTAATTCTTCTTGTGTAAATGTTTTAGTCTTACTATTTTCTTGTGTTTTTGTTTCAGCCTTTTCAGATCTGTGTGTTGCTAATTTATCAGCAATGTCTTGTTCTTTGTTCATTTTATAACTCCTGTTTTAATCATTAATATTAACCCACCCAGAACTATTATTACCACTATCTGGGTTGGTGTCTACGTTTGGTAGGTTTTGGTTTGCTAAATTTGAGTCTGGTATTTGTTTTGTTATTAAGTTACCAGATCCATCATAAACTTTATTTATGTCATTGGTTACAGTTACATCAGTAGTAAATAAGTTTACTTCAGCTGTACCGTAATGTGTTTTATTGAATTGTGTCATATCTTTTTGTAGGTTATCAGGTATAATATATCCAGACATATTTAACTGAAAGCTAGCTCTTGACATCCTATCGTTTCCTTGTTCTATATCATTTTCAATACCAAACGAATCTAGCGTTGCTAGAAACTTAAAATGATTTTCTTTTCCCCAATATGAATCTGATGCATAATTTATATCTTCAACTATTTTATTTTGGTGTTGTATAAAATCTGTCCATATAATGCAGTCATATGTTAAAGTAACGTAATCAGGAATTACTACACTATGAAACTTTCTAGACGGTTGTCTACCTACTAGGACATCAAAATTATCATATCTATTTCTTGGATTATATTGTTTTTCAAATGTTACGTGTAGATTTGGAGTATTTGCGTCTAATTTTCTAGATAAATTCCTGTTTTTTTCAACATTTGTTCTTCTATACATTATTAAAGGTAATTGAATTTTGCCAGTTTCATCCCTGAATACACCTGCTTTTTGTACGCTTGACCATCTTTCTGGAGAACCATATACTATTGGCACTCTAATTTCATTTTCGCCTTCTTTTACTCTTGGTTGGATAACATTTTCGAAATAATAATGGATTGCTTCGTCAACATCATATAAGCCAACAGTAGGTTCTTTAAATGAATCATTTTGCCTGTCTATTTGTTTAGACCGTATATCTGATATGTATTTTTTATCTGCCATTATTCGTTATATAATCCATACTTATATCCTGCTCGTATATCGTCTAGTTGTACTCTACTTTTTCTAGTTTGGTGTCCTGAACATATTATAGAAAAACTTGAACCAAATTCTGATCTATCGCCACTTGTAAATCCTTTATCATTTTCTGGATCTTTTCCAACTACAAATTGGTTTTCTACAACAGAGTCTAATTCCCAATAGATATTATTCCACCAAATTGTATCACCAACCTCTAAAACAACGTTTGCTGATGGGGTGCCAATGCTTCCAGCTGGTAATAAATCGTCTCTTAAAAATGAGAATTTTGCAAGTTGATTAACATCCATTCCAAATTCACTTGCACTCCAATCTTGGTCTTCTACGTCTACTAGACATGCAACTCTAACGCCTGGCTTATATACTTTATTTATTGATTCACCGTATAAGTTGGTATTAGAATCATATACAGCGGCTTTAAATATATCAACCTCTATATCTATAATTTTATTTACCAATTCTCTACTTAGTGTTCTAAATAAACTTACATCTCTCTGTCCACCAAATAATGCCATAATATTATCCTATATATATTCCGTATGGAACTTTGTTTAGTGTTTCACCTATAAATTCAGATTCTTCTTTTTGTCTTTCTAAAAGATTTCTTCTAGATGAAGCCTCTAGGTCTTCTCTTAATTGAGAAATTAAATTTTCTTTTTCTACAGCAGCTTCTGATCTCAATGTATCTCCATCAACATTAACTTCTGCTCCTGGAATTGGTATTGCACTATATTTACTTCTAACATTACCTAATAATTCTTTTACTAAGGCAAGTGAATATTTTCTTATCCATTGTTTTCCAGGATGATTAATATCAGAATAAACCATATCATCATATGTTGCATTTGAAAAATCAGTTATTGTATTTGCAACAGTACCGTTTTTGGTTGGATTATTTCTTTCTTCAACTAAAACATATTCTACCCAAAGTTTATATGAGGTTTTTGGATGTGGAAATACTCGTAATCTATTATTTCTTAGTTCAAAGCTATATGCCGATTTACGTATCTGGTCGTTAAACTCTATAGCCTGTACCCTTAATAAATCGTCATACATTGGTAGCATTAAGAAATTTACAGCTGGACTATAATTTCCCCAACCAAAACCACCGAGCATTTGGTCAGTACCTTGTCCTGTTCCAACATATGGATCAAAGAACCTTGTCATTGCTGGAGTACCTTGGTAATATACTTTTTTTATTTCTATATTATCTGTTCCAGCTGTTCCAGATTCTAAATTAAATATTGCAGAATCAGTTAAATCGTATACTTGTTGAGATGCTGTAAGCTGTAATGATGCACTATAATGTGTTGTGTCTCCTCCTACGGATGTTTCTGTTCCATATTTTTGAGCAATTGTCATAACTCTTCCAAAATTTGGAGTTATTTCTTTATGCGTTAGGTTACTACCAGTTGCTGTTCCTTTAAGTGTAAGAAGATTTTCCTTTATATTAAAATAGTTTACTTGACTACCATATTCAGTAATGGCCTCTTCAAAACAAGCAAAAAAGTTTTGGTCTTGTAACTCAATATCTACTATTGGGTAGCCTAAGCGTTTTGCACACCAATCTGTTACTTTTTCAGCGTCTGATTGAAAATTAATATCTGAGTCGTATAAACCAAATGGAGTTTCACCTGGAAAAAATGATGGTGCACCATTGTATATTGTTATATTTGTTG